GGCTGCATCGGTCTGACCGAATGCGTCTTGCAAGGTCAAGATAGCTTGCGTTTGCTGTTTGGTTAACTCGGTGTTGTGAGTTACGGCATAGAATTTTTGATTCATGCCGTCAACCATTTCAGTTGAGTTAGCCGCTGCTTGCGCCATTTGGTTGGTCATATCGACCATTTTCTTACCTTCTTCAGCATTGCCAGTTAAGGTAAGCCAAGTGGCATTCATGGTTTGTTGGTATTTAACGTATTCAGCGCTGGATTGGGCGATTTCGTCAAACTTGCCCTTGATAGCTCCCAATGCGTTTTGGAAACCGTTACTAATCAAATTAGCCGCAAACGTAGCCCCAAAGATACCTTTTAGGCGTGAGGTTTTCGTTTCGGTCTCGCTAACTTCACTCCCTAAGCGTTTAAAGCTATCTTTTAAGCGTCCAATGAACGTGCTAGAACGTTGACTTTGTTCAATCTCATCATTGAGCTTGTCAGCAGCATTTCTGGTGTGCGCTAGGCTAGTAGCCGTTTCATCCAAACGTTGTTTTTGCTTGCGGTATTCATCGCTCGTTCTTCCGGACTGTTTAGCGACACGCTCAAGCATTTCTTTTTGGGTCTCGTATTGCTTATTTAAGTTAGTAATAGAGCCCTTGTATTGCTTAAGTTGTTCTTGTCTTGCTTCGTCCTCTTTGCCTTCGGCCTTTAAACGCTTGACATAAGTTTCAGACGATTCGTTTTGCAGTTTGTACTGTTTCTGCAATTCAGCAAGCCCAGACCTATGATAATCTAGGCTATTTTTGGCTTGCCGTTGCTGGTTTTCCAACGATGCCAAGCGTGTAGTAGCTTGGTCAATCTGTTGCTGGTACTTAAGATACTGTTCAGCGGTTTCAGCGGTACTCCCTTTCAATTGAGACTGCTCTTGTTTCAGTTTCTCAATCTTATGTTGTTGGTTTTGAATAGCATTACCCAAACCATCGTACTTAGCTTGCGCCGCTCCCAAATAGTCACCAGCACTACGCATTTGGCTTTCTTGTGCCTTCCATGCGTTCGTAGAGCTATTGACTAACTGAGTTAACCGCTTAATCGAGTTAGCTGCTTG